ATCGGTTTTTTTTCTGACAATCCCTCCGTCGATTCAGAGGAAAATAACAAGACAATATCATTCGAAGAGGAGGCGAATATTGCCGGATCGGGTGCAGACAGAGATTTAAATATTGGAAATGAAGAAGAAAAATTAGACATTTATGACCAATAGTTTTGTAAAAAAATAAATAATGGTAGAATATAGATAATTATTAATAAACATAGGGTCACAAAACCCTTTCCTATGGAGGTAAATAAAAATGAGCGTTATTTTAAGGCAAGACAATCAGGTACTAATTCCTTTGGTTAGCAAGTCGGCCGGGGCAAGTGTTATTTCTGCGGCGATTCAAGTTAATCTTTCTAGTGCTATCGTTCCAGTTATTAATATTAAATCAGTTTCCGGTTCGCCAACAAGTTACTCTCTAAAAGTTAAATTACAGGGATCGGTTAATAATGAGGATTGGGTTGACATAACCGGAGGTTCTTTCCCGGCCCAAACTGCTCTTGGGATTACTTCTCTTTCGATTAATATTCAAGGTTTTCAGTATATCCGATCGGTTTATACTCTTACCTTTGTCGGTGGTACCAACCCGGCGATGGTTTTTGATCTTAATATTGGTCTGTATCAATTTGGAAGTGCAAGTGAAAGTCATATCGGCGAAACCGGAGGTCGTACCGTTGTTTCTTCTGTTGAGATAACTCGTGCCACCCCTGACGCTACTGCTTATGCTGCAAATGATGCTGTTACTCCTGCTGCTGGCGGTTTAAGTGAAATTACTAATGTCGCTCGCATTGCTGGTGGTAGCGGTTATATTACACAAATAAGAGTTTCTACTAATAAAAAATCAATAACTCCAAGACTAAGGTTGCATTTTTTCAATGCTTCTAATCCGACAATTTCAGCCGACAATCTCCCTTGGCAAGATAAATACGCTGATGCTGCCAAAAGAGTTACCTATGTTGACCTGCCTGCAATGGTTACTGCTGCCGATACTACAAATTCAGATATGAGCCGAACAATGGACGCTACTGTTCGAGTACCTTTCAAATGTGCAGACGCAACGACTTCAATTTTTATTGCTATTGAAACCTTGGACGCTTTCACTCCTGACGCTGGTCAAAAATTCACAATCAAATTGAACACAGAATTAAACTAAGGAGCCTAAAATGCCAAATAGGTTAAGGTTCCGCAGAATTATTGACGGAATTTCTCAAACTAAAATTTACGGTGTTAGTTGGGACAAAAACTCTGGCACAGTTTTGACAAGGACTGGTGACGCTATCGGAATGGTCGCCAACGCAGGTGTTGGAAATACACCAGTTAGAAATGACTTTGATAATGCCGAGATTTATAAGGAAATAAAACAAGTTACCGATAGTTTTGGAAATGTGTTTATTCGCATTCCAAAGTTCTATATTAAAAAAACCGATGTAGTCGGAATTAAAAAGATAGAGATTTCTAAAAAACAATACTTTGGATTTTATTTGCCAATGTGTTTTTGGGATTTTGCAAATAGTCGTGAATTGCCCTACTTTGACATAGGTAAATATGTTGGGTCTTTGAGTGGGGATAATAAGCTTGAAAGCAAGGAGGATAAATATCCTTTAATCAGCAAAACTATTGTTGATTTTCGCACTTACGCCAGAGCATATGGAAACGCAGGCAACCTCTACAATGGTTATCAACAAATGGATATCCATACAACCGATTTATTACAATGCTTGTTTTTAGTTGAGTTTGCAAACTTAAATTCACAAGCAATAATGAATGGTTGGACAAGCGGACAATACACGGCAACGCACCTTGCCACTGTTGCAGAGAGCAACACCAACAGAATTATACTCGCCAACGCTAACGCCAATTTATATGCGGTTGGTCAACCTATAAGCATTGGAACTTCGCAGGGTGGAAATCAAATTTGTTATGGACGAACTATTACCTCTATTGATGTTTATGATGCAAGCAACAAGGCAATTACTTTTGACGGAACGACAGTCAATATTGCTGTTGGTAATTTTCTTTATAACACTGGTTGGAAGAGTGGATTTAGTTCAAATATCGTTGCTTCAATCGGAAGTTTAACCAGCAATTCAGACGGTAAAAGTCCATTTATTTACAGGGGAATTGAAAACATTTACGGTAGCGTTTACCAATGGATTGACGGCTTAAATATCAATGAATATCAAGGTTGGGTTTGCAAGGACGCAAGCAATTATACATCCAATGTCTTTGCTAGTCCTTATGAACAACTTGGGTATGTTAATGCAAATTCAGACGGATATACCAAGCAAATGGGCTTTGGTTCAAATTTACAGTTTGCGGAATTGCCAGTAGTTTCAACAGGTGGAGCGTCAAATACCTATTATTCTGATTATTATTACAGAAACACAGGACAAAGGGTCGCTCGCTTCGGCGGTTTCTGGGTCAGCGGTGCGAGTGCGGGGCTGTTCTGCTGGTACTTGTCTTACGCCTCGTCTGGCGCGAGTGTGAGCCTTGGCGGTCGGCTTCTTAAAAAAGCTCTTTAGAGAGGGTTTGGGAGATACCTCTCCCATATATAAAATTAACAATTAAATAACATAGGGATATGGAGTGCGTGGTCGCTCAATTCGGCGGTAACTGGAACAACGGTACGAATACGGGGCTGTTCTACTGGAACTTGAATAACACCTCGTCTAACACGAATGTGAACATTGGCGGTCAGACTCTTATTAGATTTATTATTAAAAACTTGCATTCCATATTCCTCACCCCTTGGTGAAAATTAAGCCGTTAAGAGCAGGGTTTAGTAGGTTTATTCTCGAAATACCTTGAGGCTAATAAGAAAGTAATTAATGAAACGAGTAGGCTTTATTTACGATAAAATTTGCGACATTGAAAATATCCGCAAGGCAATACACAAATCTTCAGCGGGAAAACGCAATAAGAAGTTCGTTAAAAAAGTTTTAGACAACATTGATTATTATTCCAAGGAAGTGCAAAAAATGCTTGTAAATAAGAGTTACAAGGCTTCGCCCTACACCATCAAAACAATACTTGACGGGGCGAACAAAAAAGAGCGGGTGATATTTAAGCCGAGATATTTCCCAGATCAGATAATACATTGGGCTTTAATGCTTCAACTTCACGATATTATTATGAGCGGAATGTATGAGTATAATTGTGGAAGTGTTCCAAATCGAGGCACAAGCCACGGACAGAAGATTTTAAGGCATTGGTTGGACACAGACCACCGAGGAACGAAATATTGCCTTAAAATGGACATTTCAAAGTTTTATAACTCTGTTGATAACGATATATTAAAGCAAATGTTCCGCAACAAAATAAAAGACCAAGATTGCATATATTTAATTGAGGAAATTATTAACAGTAACAAAGGGCTGCCGATTGGAAATTATACAAGTCAGTGGTTTTCGAACTTTTTTATGCAGGGACTTGACCACTTTATTAAGGAAGAATTAGGCATAAATTATTATATCCGTTATGTTGACGACTTGGTTATATTGGGAGGTAATAAGCGAAAACTCCACAAAGCAAGAAAAGAAATTGAAAAATATCTTGCGAGAATAAAATTAAAAATGAAAGACAACTGGCAAATTTCACCAGTTAAAGACAGAGCGATTGATTTTTTAGGATTACGGTTTTTCAAAAATAAGACGATACTGCGAAAAAGAAATTGTTTGAGAGTCAAACGCCGTATGGTAAAAATCAATAGAAAAAACGAAGCCAGTCGCAAAGACGCTTGTGCGGTAATATCATATTGGGGTTGGATAAAACGGAGTAATAGTTACAAATTTTACAATAAATATATTAAAGAAATATTAAATATTAATTTAGCAAAAAAGATTGTGAGTAATTATGCAAAAGGAACTTTACGGACTCATATTTAACGGAATTTTAGAAACAAGCGAATACCAGCTTTATAATTATAAGCCGGTTGTTTATGCTGAAATACCAGTATTCGACCAATCAACCGAATTTGTGGTGCAGTCAGAGCCGATTGACAGGGGTGATGATATTTTTGTCGGAATTGAAATAAGGACGATGCAGGTTGATAGTTCTACAGATTTTGAAGTGATATAATAAATTTAATAATGAAGGACTAACATGATAAAGCCAATTACAATGTCCCACCCCGATCTATCGAATAATATCGAGACTTTCTTAAAGTCCGATTATTCTTCCGGTGTTAATTTGGTAGT